GGGATTTTTCGATTATATCTGTCGTGGTGATATTGTATTTATCCAGGATCGCAATTGCTCTATTCAGTGCCTCTACGCTTTTTGTATCTTGCCATAATTGCATTGCTGCCATGTATTTTTCTGCATCGCTTGCTGCATAATTCATCGTTTGCCTTAGGTCTTCTACCGTTTTCCGAAACCTTTCTGCTTGAATAGCACCTGTGATGAAATCGATTATCAGAAAACCAATAAATCCTGAAAGGACTTTTGCTGCGAATGACAAACCTTGTACCGCAATCATGACCTTTGAAAGGACATCAAGCACAGATTTCGAAACACTCACGAGCACTGTCAGGGCAGTTTTAAGTGCAACAATTGTTTTCAAAAGTGCACCGATTGCGGAAATAATAGGTCCGAGAGCTGCAAGAAATAGAAGTGAAATAACAATAGCTTGCTGAAGTGGCTGCGGTAATTTTGCAAATGCATTTGCAAGTGCTTCAATTGTAGGTAGAAGCTGAGTGAGTGTTCTCGATAAGCTAGAAAGGATAGGTGCAATTGCGGCACCAACTTTTATGAAGGTAATTGACAGCTGTGCTTTCAATATCTCCAATTGTGCATTTATTTGTGAGCCTTTTTCTATGAATGTATCTGTCATCACCAAACCGAGTTCATGTGCCTGCTTCTTTGCCTTTTGTATCCCGTCTATTCCAAGCCCGAGTATTGGTGCAATATCCCGCCATGCAAGCCCAAACAATGCGGATGCAACGGCATTTCTTTCCATGATGTTTTCCATGCCAAGCAACGCATTCATAATTGTGTCAATTGCGTCGTCTGGTGACATTTGTTTGAGCTGGTTGAGATTGATCCCAAGTTTTGCAAGTTGTTCTGCCGAGATACCTGTTTCCTGTTCAAGTGTAGGTAATTTTCTAATTAAGCCCGACATAGCATTTGTGAGCGCTTCAGTATCTACACCCGCATTTCTTGCGACATTTTGCCATTCTTGAATTGCCTTCGCGGATAAACCTGTTATCTGTGTCAAGTCAGAAATCCTATCTGCAAAATTTGCAAATTTTGTAATCGCCACACCTGCTGTGGCAGCTAATGCTGCAATCGGTACGGTTAGGGAGACAGAAAGCTGACGTCCAACAGAAGATAGCCTGTCTCCCATCCGAGACAGGTTTTGAAATTTTCGTTCTACATCATTCAATTGCTGGCTAACTTTGTTCATTGCGCGGTCGAATTCATTTGTGACCGCGCTGAAAACAACCTTCAATTCTGCCATTTCGCGCCTCCTAATCTCCTTTTCAGCTCTTCAAAGTCTTCTTTTGCTTTCTTAGGATCAATTTTTCTTGCGCTCGGTTTGTTTAGAAATTTGTCTATTTTTGGTAGACGCTTGGCACGTGTGAATGCGGCTGTCAACCATGATACCAAAACAATTGTATCGTGTTGTGTCCGTTCTCGTTCTTCAACAAATATTGCCAATTCTGCAGGGGTCAATTCCATGAGCTCGTTTACAGGTATGCTATATCGCCCTGAAATTCTCACAAGCTCTTCGTACCAATCTGTTATTGTGTTTCCGTTGCTACCGCGTTTTTTTGACCACCCAAACTAAGCTGAAGCGCTTCTGCAACTTTTTCAATGACCTTGGTAATGTCTCCAGCCATATCAATGAGCTCACCGACTTTTTCCAATGTCAGTGTTTTATCCTCGTGCATGAGCCCAATCCACAGCAAAATACGGATTTCTTTTGCACCCCATTGCATGTTTCCAAGCTCGGTGATTTTCTTACCGAACAAATCTTCGAGTTTGCACAACTCGTTGAAGCCGTATTTCAATGTTCGGAGTTTGTCAAGTTCAATCGTCACATATGGTTTCATTCATCTTGCCTCCTTTGAATTATGAGACTGTTAGCGCGCCAGTTCCTTGAAACTCCACATTGAATGTCAGGGCATCTTCCATAGCTGCGCCGTATTCGATAGATGTTATCACGGCTTGTCCAGACGCGGTGAAAGAAGTTGGTTTGGATAGGGTGACGGTGACCCCTTCTGCGCTTTGAAATGCATTCCACAATGCGGTTTGTGCCGCGTCACTCTCGATGTATAGTCCATCACAAGTCAAAGACCATTGCTTCAAGCCAGACAGGTATGTTCTCCAATCTCCTGTGTCTTTTGTGGTTGTTTCCAAAGTATCTGCAGATATTGACAAAGTCGCGTCTTTTTGTCCACCAATTATGACGTCTTCTGCGCCTTGTCTGATTGTTACCAGCACGTCAACACCACGAATTAATGCCATTTTCATCAACCTCCTTCATGGATATATGTTTTAAGCCTTATTATTGCGTGTTTGTGTGGCGGTTCATCTGTAATTTCTGCTTCATCAATGAATATCCAGATTTCTTTGTCTTCTGACTCTAATCTTGTTTTGTCGAACATTTCAATAATGTCGTCTACAATTTCTGCAACTTCATGGAATCCTCGATAATCTGAAAACACATGCAAATTCAAAGAAACACGCATTCTCGATGTGGTTTTTGTTGAATCGTCAATTTTGCTTGATTGTCCAATGACGACATACGGCAAACTTGCGTCATCTGGCACATCTTCAAATGTTGTGTATTTCGTTTTCAGCGTATCAAAAATAGCTTTTCTGAGGATATTTTCAGCATCAAGCATTTTCAATCTTCCTTTCGATTTCTTTCAATTTTTGCTCTAATTCACGTTTTGCTTTTTCATATGCAGGCAT